ACGCGACGAAGATTTTCAAAATCATAGCTTTTGAAATCAGCGTTCTTGAATGTCTGATAGATTCTTTTCCAATCTTCGTTTAGAATTAGATTATTTTGTCTTGTTGTAGCGGTCATTTTACCTTCCTATTCTATATTTATCGCGGAAAATAAACTGCTTAGTTAATCGTACGATTGCTTTTATCAAACTCTAATTTGAGTTTTTCGTTTAAATTAAAAGGCAGGTATATTAATTCAGCTTCTATTCGTATTCCTTGGTCTGTACTATCTACAATAACCGCATTTACGGCAATGCGAGGGTCGTAATTGATGATTGACTCAACGTCAGTTGCTATCATTTTTTTAACATCTTCTGTAAAAGGTTCAAATAATAAATCCCAGATAACTGTACCAAAGTCTGGGTTTTCTAATTTCTCACCTTTGCGAATATAAAAATGATTGATTAAATCTTGTTTAACTAGATCAATATCAAAGAGCTTGAACTGGGTTTTAGTTTGCAATGAATTAAAACCTTTGTAGGTAAATGCTGTAGCACCTTGCGCTCCAACAGATGCGGTGTTTGTTGCTACAGTTTTTTGATTGTATAGTGTTGCCATTATGGTATATCCCTATCGGTGTTTTCCGGTGTGTAGAACGTAGGAGCAAAATTTTCATGTTGCGGCCATGGTTCATGCATCGGAATGCGTTTCATAATACTCTTCAACGGAACGGATTTTAGATATTTTGTTTTTGCCCAATCTAATGTGCCGTCTGTTTCAAGATTTTCATTCAATGTTAAGACTACTGCTTTTGTCGCAGTGGCTGCTGCTGGACCGTTCATGTCAATCTTTCCAGCTGTTTCATAGTGATGCGCACTTCTAATATTGGAATTGGCTGTTGATGTTAGGTTGAGATTACCTGTGGCATTTACATGAACTGCTCCTTTTGTAGTTAAGAATCCGTTACCGTCAACTACGATTTCTAAATTCTTTTTTACGTCGGCATGCAGATTTCCAACAACAGTTCTCATGTTTATGTTACGACCTGCTTCCATATTAATGTCACGATCTGCACGAATGTTAAGATCGTTTTTAGTGTGTACGCTGATGCTATCTTCTGCATAGATATCTATTTTACCATTACTGGTTAATTCAATCCAGGTGGTGCCTCTAGCATTTCCAATGTAGATTAAATCTTCACTGTTATGTAAAAGTATTTGATGCCCTGTTCTAGTGCGGACTCTAAAATATTCATTATAGGGAATACCGGCTTCACCTTTTTCTCCGGCCAAGACATCAGCATATTCGACACCGCCTTTGCTGGCAGGTTTTTTACGTTGGTACTGATCGTCACCGTCGTCAAATACCAACTGTGTTCCGCCAAGTCGGCTTACTGGAACTGGCGTAGGACTATGTGAATCTTTTCTTCCTACGTATGATTTCTTTGCGCCATCACGTTTATCCAAGGGTCCTGGAGTGCTAATACCAAACACCATGTTGGGAATATCTCTCCTAACTGAGGTATTTGTTACACCTCGAACATCATCTTCTAGTGTTCCTTGTTCTAGAAATCTGTCTGCAATAGGATGCACAGGACGTTTGACCTTGTCAATGCTTGAGCCTTTGGTAAGGTCGTTGGCTTTTCTATTAACTTCAGCAACAGGCAATTGTTGACTTGTTGCATACTTGGCCTTATCTGCTGGACTAATATCAACTTGGTCGGATCCACCGATTGCTGGAATCATGCTGTTGGCAAATTTAGATGGTACGCACCCGATCCAATATCCCTCAGATGGGTTTCCGTCAACAAATAACACCATCACTGTTACTCCTACATCTGGAGGACAGAACCACATGCCATAACTTTTTTGTGTATCGTTATAAGCATCTGCATTTCCTTTATTTGTACCCATAAACTCGTATGCAGTACTGCCAAAAAACGGAGTCATGTATTTGACTGTGTATGTTTGCCCTTCATCACCGACAGTATTGCCTTGATCACGTAGCAGTGTCACTTCGAGACTTGACATGAATGATGGGTCAAGGTGGCTTACTACCTTAGCTAGGTAAGGACCATTACCAATGCCTGCTTTGGCTTGGTTTACTTGTTCTGAACGTCTTCCTTCTGTTGCCATATATTATCCGTAAAAATCATTAAGATCATCTGGTGCTGTAAATCCTTCAGGATATTCTCCTGTATCATCAATAGGTGATGTCCGGTCTTTCATTATACCTTTGACTTCTTTCAATGATGCTGCTTTCGCTACTGGTGGGGTTCCTTGGAAGTCGCTGGCTTGTAACGGTAATCTAATCGCTTTAAGACTTTGCTTGAAAGCACCGTCATTAAAAATATGATCTACCTTGATTACTTTATAAATTCCACTAAACGGACTATCTGCTTTGTCAACGAAAAGATAATCACCATTTCCTTCTTTGGGTTCAATTGGACTTCTAAATCTTAGGTAAACATAAGTGTCGCCGGCTTCGAAGTTAACTGATCCGTCGTCAGTCTGTAATGCCCCAGGTTCTGCACCGGCAAAATAGCCGCCTACACCACTATCACTTAACCAGTATGTATCTCCCATGATATCAAAATTAATTGAAATCATATCAGTCACATTAGAAGTAAATGCTTTATGAAATTGTTGAGCAATGTCTAGTGCTGTGGTAATGTTACCAGAGCCTCCCATGAGTTTTTTACCTGCGGCAACATCTGGTTTTGCTGAAGGAGTACCGGTTGGTGAAAATTCAGTTTCTGGGCCTGCAGCCCCTGTACCAATCTCTGCCCGTTCAATATCGTCATTGCCGGCACTATTGATATCTTTGTTTGATGTTCTACCGCCGGTACCGTCTGCTGTTGGAGAGATTCCAGTATAGAAAGCATTGTTAATCTGTATATCAAATTTTAATAAATCGTTATTTTGTCCAGTGTAGATATAATCATATTGTTTAACAATTCTATCTTTCAATGCTTGCTCACCTACTAGGGCTGCACCGGGTGGAGAGAATACCGAGCTATGAACTGTATAAGGCATTACTCTAATAATTACTTTTTTAGCCTTCTGATTCCGCACAGTATCATGTCCAAGTATTTGAACCTGCACATCGATTCTAAACCATGTGACCATTCCGTCGGTCCAGTTTTCTGGTTTTAAATTTTTCTTTGCAAAGTCACTTTCTGTAATAAGATTTATGATAATCTGTGTTATAGAAGTATTTTGAGAATACTGAAATGTTCTCTTTTTGGCATCAACAGATACTTTAGCTGTATCAACTTTTCCAGATTTAGCATCGTATGCTTGTGAAGCTTTAGGTGCCACATAGTTACCTGCAGAATCTATCTGGAAATCAAACGAAGCATCGCCAATGTTGTTAGCTGTAAATGACTCTTGCGACAACACACTTTTTGACGATTTAACACTCACTGTGCCTACTGTACCACGAGGAATCACTGCTCCGGCTTCTTCTTGATACTCAACACCCGGAAGTGGGTCTGAAGAAGTCTGTGGGAAATGTATTTCATATTTGTCAGGCAATGCACCAGGATTGGTTCCTGCAATTTTGATTTGATTGTCATTGAGAATATTTTGTAAACTGCGCTCGCCTGTTACTAGTGCTTCTTTAACTGTATCACCGGTTAACGAAATGTCAGTGTAAACATTATTCACGATATCACTAAATGCTGTATGATTTGTTGGCACTGCTTCAAATTTATAATTACTTCCACCTTCTGTTACCGTGAAGTTAGATCTTTTTAATGTCATGGAATAGTACTTAGGTGAAACGTCTATATAGGAGTTACCTTTATCATCAAATCCTACAAATTCTATTTTTAAACAAAATGGCGCTGTAAGGTAGTCTGTTTCACCTGCTTGGATAGCTGCATACTGAAGACTTTGTAAAAATAATCCCATACTATAAGGCTCGTATACATCAAAGCTCATATTTATACTGGTCGAAGTTCCCGCATCTGGTGAGCCGGTAACCACTTGTGTCATTTGAAAATTGTTAATAAAATATTCTGGAGTTCCTGATGATGTTCTTGCTCTTAGCTCATCATATCTACCGGCGGAACTTATTACTATCTGCCCTGCACTAAAGCCAGTATTCCTATATAGAAAAGGATTGTTAACTTCGTCTTTTGACAGTGCTGCTAGGGTAAACAAGGTATTGTAGGTAGCAAATTTTTCTAGTGGGTTTTCTAAAACTGTTCCATTATTTCGTACACCTTTTGGTATTTCATAGGTTACGCTTCCAGTAATGTTTGTTGCTGCGGTATCTGTTGCTCCATAGGTAGCTAACACGTCAGCTGCTCGACTTGCAGTACCCGTAGGCAAATTTGAAGGTGCGCTGAGATCGGTGGTGCCAATTAATGTACCATCTGGTTTTTTAATTGTGATAACGCCGCCGAGATCTCTAGCGGAAGTTACTCCGTCGGCATATGTTGTGAGCTTGGTACCATCATCAAATATTTGTGTGGTGCCAGTAAGATATTCTACAGCCACGTTATATTCCTAGATATTTTTCTAAATTAGCTTTTTTAGGTATGTAAATTTGCACACCAGGAACAAAATCAAATATTGGATCTTTAATCACATTCATATTGCGTTGGACAAACACCCACCAAAGTTTTGGTGTACCATAAAGATCAAAGGATAATAAATCTGGGCGGTGATTGTATTGATTTTCTATTTTGTATAAAAAATCATCTGCCTCAGCAGGTACTGATCTAATCGTCAATGTTTCTAAATAGAGATTATTTTGTTTAGTTAAAAAATAAGGTGAACTTTTTTTGTAGACTGCCATGTTATAAGAATCCTACAGTGCTTGCGGTTTTACCGCTGGCGAAATCTTCTAGACTGAATTGACGTAGTCTGCTTCTATTGTATATCGGAGTCACTGTAATACTGATGGTACTCATAATTGGCACCCAAGAAGGAGTTGTCATTGATCCCATTTGACATTTAATATATTGTACATCATCTTTCAGATCAAAGGAAGCTGCTTTAACAACTACAGGAACAGTATTAAAAATATTACTACCATATCCGTTTAATTGACAGACAATTGGAGGGTTTCCTACATTTGGACCTGTACCGTAAAACATTTTTGTTGCTGTTCTTAAAAAGGTAGTTGCTGCGATCCAGTAATATGCTTCTTGTTCATTTTCACAACTGAATTCTCCAGAAATCGTAATGTCATCAACTTGACTGTTTTTATAGGCTTGGAACGGAAAATTATTATGTACCGGGTCTAGTTGTGTATACTGAGCCTTAGTACTAACTGTGATAGTAGGAAGATACGGCCATACCATACCTCCCGATTTCTTCAATGTAGAATTAAACAAGTCTGAATTAAACAACGCCCAATTACAATCTAATCTAACACGCCAATCATTGCTAGGAGTAGGAGTCATTGATACCACTGTTCCCCTTGATTGAAATAACTGCCCGTTGGCTGGTAGATTTGCGCCACGGCGCATACTTAATAAATTATTAACCATGCCAGCTGCTGATGAAATTGAACTTGCTACACTTAGTAGGCCGCCTGCTAGGTTTCCGCCGGTTAGTTTGTTAACCGATGCAGCCACGTCAGCGGTAATATTACTGATTGATCCTGCCGCACCACCAATAGATGATACTAGACTAGTAGCTTGGTTAGCGATACCGCCCAGTGCGCCTGTAACTCCGTTCAGTCCAATTGATCCTGCTTGTGATGTTAATCCTTGGAGAGATTTTTGTCCCATATCTATAGCGTTGCCAATGCCGGCAGTAACTCCGTTCAAGCCGGATCCGATTTCTCCAGATATTCTAGACACAGTAGCATCTAGATTTATTTTAGATATATCACTAGCTGCGGCACTCATAGCTGCGCTAGACTGTGACATAGCCTGCGAAATTGATTGCGATAAGCTAGAAACCAGTGCTGCTTGAGGATTTGTGGGCAAACTCATTGTAAATATTTCTCCCTTTAGTCTATTTATTTCTTTAAAAATGTGCTATTATATAAGTAATAGGAGAATCTAAACTAATGACTATAACCACCGTACCAAAGATAAAGTACTTGACAAATAAGGATCTTTTAAAAGAGATCCATCTAAGCAAAAACACATATTGCTTTTATACTGATAAAGCATTTGGGGATTATGATCTAATTATACCAAATTTATCAAAGATTAATATTAGAACTATTGCTGAAGCTAAACGTAATAGAGCTTCTAGACTAGCAAAACTAGCACACGAAGCTGCGGTACTAGCGACCGGTAAAAAACAAAGTGCTAAAGACTTTGAGATCGATTACAAAAAAATCCTTAAAAAAGATATTGTGTTCCGTGTAATGACTTTTGAACATATTCCGTTGGCTCCTGGCAGAAAGAAAACTCTTAAAAATACTGCTGACAGTCACGACAAGGTAAATTTTCCTCCGTTCCAGCATTGGAAATTTGATGAGAATGATAACCTTATACTTGTGGGTAAAAGTCATTGGAAAGGCGATTTAGCTACGGGCACATTTAATAAAGAACACGGCATGATGACTAACAATCTAGCCCGTATGTGTATTAAACTTTGTGAGCGATATGCAACTAGAGGAACTGTTCGTGGATATACCTATAATGATGAAATGCGTGGGCAGGCGATTCTTCAACTCACGCAAATTGGTCTACAGTTTGATGAAAGCAAGTCTGACAATCCTTTCGCTTATTATACTGCTGCTGTCACTAACTCATTTGTTAGAATCATCAATATCGAAAAGCGCAATCAAAATATTCGAGACGACATACTTGAAATGAATGGCATGAATCCAAGTTGGACTAGACAGAATAGTGGTGCTGCACCAGCGCCTGGCCCAACAACCATTACCCAAGGCGGCGAAGGAGAAAATTGGGATTGACCTTAGTGTTGTAAAAGTGTTACAATAATAAAGGAGATCACAATGTCATTATTCAAAAAAGTAGCGTGTTTTACCGATATACATTTCGGATTAAAATCTGGTAGCAGAACCCATAATCAAGATTGTGAAGATTTTGTAAATTGGTTCTGTGATACTGCCAAGGCTGAAGGTTGTGAAACCGCAATCTTTCTAGGTGACTGGCACCATAACCGCAGTACTACAGACGTTAGTACTATGAACTATACTGTTTCTAATTTAGAAAAACTAAGTTCTAGTTTTGAAAAGGTATACTTCATTCTGGGTAATCACGATCTATTCTATAAAGACAAGCGTGGAATTAACTCTATTGAGTTTATGCGACTCTTTCCAAATATTATTCCAATCAAAGATACGCTAACTGAAGGTGATGTAACTATTATGCCTTGGCTAGTAGGCGACGAATGGAAAGCTATTCCTAAATTAAAGAGCCGTTATATCTTTGGGCACTTAGAGCTTCCACTGTTTTATATGAATGCCATGGTACAGATGCCAGATCACGGACAGTTGCAAGCTGATCACTTTGGCAATCAAGAGTATGTATTCAGTGGGCACTTCCACAAACGTCAAACTAAAG